GCAGCCGTGTAGTCAGATGACCCAGGAGTAACTGCACCAGTACGACCATTGAATGATGAGACTGTGCCAGTAGATGACGGAGCAGTAGTTCCAGCCACCACAACTCGCAACTCGTACTGCATAGCGGTAGCACCAGATGAGGCGTAGGCAAGTGAGTATTGAATTGGGGTTGAGGCTTTGGCGTAGACGGTAATCGAGCCGGAGATAAATCCAGTAGTCAAAGAGTTCTGCTGAGTTGACTGACCAACTGAGGTAACTACGTTGGAGTCGGTATCGGTAGAGATGACCGAGAACACACCGAGCGTTGATGAAGTCGTTGCTGCGGTGGTGACTTTGGCGTAGTAGTTAATAGTAAAGAGACCGTCAGAGGCAGGGGTGTAGAGCGTGGTGGCTGCTTGCGCTGCGGACTGAGCGGTGAGACTTACGGTAGCGAGGGCAACCGAAGTACCTTGTGATCCCTGTGCGCCCTGATTACCTTGGCTTCCTTGTGTACCTTGTGTACCTTGATTACCCTGAGTACCCTGAAATCCTTGTGGACCTTGGCTTCCGGTCGCACCAGTAGAACCCTGTGAGCCTTGTGGTCCCTGAGCACCAGTCGAACCTTGTGAACCTTGAGCACCCGTAGCACCCTGAACACCTTGAGGTCCGGTAGCACCCTGAGCACCAGTTGTTCCCTGTGTACCCTGAGCACCTGTGGCACCTTGGTATCCTTGGTATCCTTGTGGACCTTGTGCACCAGTAGCACCTGTTGAACCCTGTGCTCCGGTGGCTCCCTGTGTTCCCTGTGAACCAGTTGATCCTTGGAAACCTTGAGGGCCCTGTGAACCTGTAGCTCCAGTAACTCCTTGGAATCCTTGATTACCTTGACTGCCCTGAACACCTTGGAAACCTTGTGGTCCTTGTGCTCCGGTTGCTCCAGTTGCACCTTGGTATCCCTGATTGCCTTGTGTACCTTGTACGCCCTGTGAACCCTGCGCTCCTTGAGCACCAGTAGCACCAGCAGCAGTAATAAGGTAAGCATTAGCAATTACAGATGGTATTGCTGGGCCAGTGGTAGGAGATGAGATGGCAAGAAGCGTTACTGACGTTGAATTAGATGTCCAGTAAATTTCAAAGTAATCGTTAGCCGCAGCGGTAACTTGCCATTCCCACGCAGCAACTTTGTCTGAGTTTTGCTTGTCCATAGTCACATCAGTGTTGGACTGAGAAACGTCAGAACCGTTCTTTCGTAGCCAAATAAGAACTTGGTCAGTTGAATTGTCTGTTTGCGTTAATTGAGCAGAGAAGTTAATACCGTACTGACCGGCATAAGCAAACGTAATACGAGAACTAGAAGCAACAGAAATACCTGCTTGCTGGTATGTTCCATTAAACGTAATGGCTTGACCAGTGTTGGCAGTAGATAATGTTTGTGTTGATGTTGAATAGTACGAACCGTAGTAAGCAGAAGTTCCACCAGCACCTTGCGGTCCAATGTTCCCTTGGTATCCTTGATACCCTTGGTATCCCTGATTACCTTGTGTGCCTTGGTAACCTTGTGGGCCTTGTGAGCCAGTCAATCCTTGCGTACCTTGGAATCCTTGATTACCCTGTGTACCTTGTACACCTTGGAATCCTTGGTTGCCCTGAGTACCCTGTGAACCTTGACTTCCTTGTGAGCCAGTAGCACCAGTAACACCTTGGTAGCCTTGTGTCCCCTGCACTCCCTGTGTGCCTTGAAAACCTTGTGTTCCCTGCGCACCAGTAGCTCCAGTAAGTCCCTGAGTACCTTGCGTTCCTTGGTTGCCTTGCGTTCCTTGTGGACCCTGTGAACCAGTTAAACCTTGGTTACCTTGTGGTCCGGTAGAACCCTGGATACCTTGCGTTCCTTGGGCACCAGTGGCCCCTGTAACGCCCTGTGCGCCTTGCGAACCTGTTGACCCTTGGAAGCCCTGATTACCTTGAAAACCCTGAGTTCCTTGTACGCCCTGAGTTCCCTGAAAGCCTTGGTAGCCTTGATTACCCTGTGTACCTTGTACACCCTGTGTACCTTGGTTCCCTTGTGTGCCCTGATAACCCTGATTACCTTGATAACCCTGTGGGCCCTGTGCTCCAGTGTCTCCCTTGATTTGAGTCAGCGAATCGTCAAATGACCAGTACCATTGTGCGGTTGTAGAACCGATTGGGTATTGGACACCGATGTAGTAGTTAACCGCAGCAGTTACGGTAAGTTCCCATTGCCCTGGACCACCCCATTGAGTTCCGGTAGTGGCAGGTCCGAAGTAGTCAGTTCCGAGAGTAAGACCAGTAGGTGCAGGTTGACCTGCTGTAGGTGGAGAAGTGAATAGAGATGCCTTGTACGCGTAGACACCAGCGCCGTTAAGGAATCCCGAAGGTCCTGCAACGGTTCCTGAAAGCAGGTAATTTGTCATTCAGCAGTTGCTCCTGCGCTTATTGCAGCCTGAGCTGCATCGTATCGAGCACCTACCTTGGCGTCGCCACCAAGATTCATGCCTGTTTCAATTTCCCACTTTGATCCGGCTCGTTGTTCTAGCGAAGCAGAACCTTTAACCGTCTTTGGTTGCACACCGTCTTTGCGTAGACGCCTGTAAGCATCCACGTCTTTGTGCATCTTCTTTGTGTCCATGTCAATAACACCGGCATTAGAACGTGTCTCCATTGCAGACGGAGCAATAGAGATAGAAGCGGCCTTACAGCCGAAACAGTCCTCTGGGTGAAGTCCAACGTTGTGTGGTGTTGCGGTCATGAAATCAAGGCTCCGTATCCTGCGTTAGTCAATGCCGTAGCTTCTGCCGTAGTAACTTGACATACGTTCATATACACTTTAACCACATAAGGGTTCTGGCTTACTGTAACAGATGTAGACACAGGTGGGTTGACTTCGTAGTTGACAAAGTACGACGTGGAGTATGGTGCTTCTGGGTTCCACGGGTTGTATGGGTACGGAATGTTCGTGTTGGAGTTCTCCGGCGTAGCCGTGTCCTGAACGAACGTACCATCCGACAACTTAAAGACCAAGACGTAACGTGCCCTGTTAGGGAAGTAACGCCATAACCTACGCTCCAAGCCCTTTGAGTCGGGCAGGATCGGTGGGTTGTCCTTTACCTTTGGTGGTGTAAAAGTAGGCATGAAAGCCTACTTAATCTGGTTCTTACGTCCAGTAGCACCAATGCGAGCAGCATCAATAGCGTCACCCATACGAGCGCCACCAGTTGTCTGGTTCTCAGCCGGAGCTGAAGTAGGCTGACCAACTGGCTTAGTTACACGAGTGTAACCACCGTCAAGGCTTTCCTCAAGAAGTGTTGCTGCACGAAAGTCAATAGGCGTACCTACTGTTTTGCTGTCCACGTCAAAGATTGCGTCATACTTACTAGCCATTACATTTCTCCGTATGTCTTGTAGCCAACTACTTCTGGAGCGTCAGCGTTTGAGCCGTACTCCAACTTTGTAATGCCACCGATAATTGGTGTGCCCTTAACGCCACGAGCAGTGTTTGTTTCAACGCCACGGTTAGCAGGTCCACTTGTCTCAGTAGAGGTTACAGGTGTTGGGATGTATCCTGTGTCAATAGTGTTGGCTGTGGTTCCACGAAGGAATTCAGCCGATACTGTTGGGAATGATGCGCGTGATTCCATTATGTCCACCTTGTGTCGGTCATGTCGCACTGGCCACAGTAGCAAGGGTCTGATGTTTCGCCCTTAATTGCTGTAGCGTCGTTACGAGCTGCGCGTACTGCGCGGTTTGGTAGGGGTGTTCCTGCTGGCATTGCGGATTCTGGTCCGAGTGTCAAGCCAAGTCCTGTAGGTACTGTCATGAGAGTTTTTCCTCGCTAGTGTGTTGGTCCTTGAGAGAAACGAGGTTGCCGTCCTTGTCGGTAAGCCTTCCACAGATGAGACAATAAATCTCATCTATGCCAGCCTGTACGTCCCTGCTTCCGCAGTTCTTACAAGCTCTGGGCCACGGCAACTCTCGTTCCTCTCAATTACCTAGTTAACTGGACTAAGCCAGTGGTGAGCCGGACTCACCGAGGTCTACTGCTGGTTCGTAAGCAGTTCCAGTTCCAGGTGTAGTGCTGATGTCAGCGCCTAGAAGTGAACTTGACTCAATACGGATAACTGAAGCCTGACGGAAGATTCCGTAAGCACCAAGCCAGTACCATCCCATTGGGACGAAACGGCGTAGACGGTCAGTTACTGGACCAGGTACAACGTGTGGGAACGCTCCGTTACCGTCAACGTATGAGTGAGCCTTGGCAAGAGCCTGGCGACCAACGATGAGAGTTCCGTAAACGTTTGTTGAAGATGCACCAGCACCCTGGAATACAGGAGCACGTGGAGTTTCGATCCAACGAACACCTTCGTAAGCACCGAGCTCACCGTTCCAGATTTCACCTGGCTGTGCGTAGACGTGTGGTGCACGCCATCCCTGTATGTTTGAACCTGAGATAGATTCGCCCTGAAGGTCTGCAACGAGGTCTGGGTGGATGTAACCAACGTACATACCGCCGAATGTTGGAACGTTCTGAGCACGGAGACGAGCACGAGCAACACGGATGTCAAGTGATGACAATGTGTTTGCTGCTGCTACACCGGCACGAGTAGTTACAGAAGTCTGGAGTGTTGTTGCTCCGAGTCCTGATGCGTACTGTACGTTTGTTCCAACGTCCAAAGCAGCACGAGCAATCGTGTCGATTGAAACACCAGCGTTGTATCCAACTACGTTGGCAACGATTGGGTCAATGTCCACGAATGATGTTCCGCGCAACTTGGCAGTGGTAAGAACACCGTTACCGTATTCAGCAAGAGTCAACGCAACGGTTGAGTCTGACATTGCTACGGTTGTGATGTCTGTTGTTTCTGTAAGTGCCGTGGTTGAAATCGGCAGGTCGTTCACGATTGTGAACTGTACCGAAGCACCTGGCATTGACTGTGCAGTAGGCTGAACGTCTGCTACAGCGTCAAAGTAAAGCTCTGGACGTAGAGCAAAGTATGCCATACGGTCATAAGCGGCCTTCGAGAAGTCAAGGGTTGACTGTCCCGTTGGGTTGTCTGAGTAGCCATCAATAGCCATTTCAAACTCCTTTTCTAGTTAGTGTGTTTTGATTAACGCACGTTCCTAGAAGTCCAAACACCCAGTTTTTCAAACTGTTGTTCTTGTACGATCTTCATGGCTTCTTCGGGACTTGATGCCTCTTGAATACGGGCTAGAAATTCCTGACCTAAGTCTGGTCCTACGCCTGACGTACCAATAGTCGCGCCTTGGGCACGACGTAAAGCCTCAAGTTCCGGATCGTTAGCAGCGGCTTCGGTGGTTTCCTGATTAGATGAAAGGATGCCGTATTCTTCAGCCATCTTCCGGATTGCGTCTACTGACGCTTCTCCATCGTATGCCTTACGAAGTAATGCACCTGCACCTGTCTCTGGAATTCCAGCCTTGGTGAATTGGAATTCAAGCTTTTGCTTTTCCAGTTCTGCCTTTGCTGCTTCAAGTTCCTTACGGGCTTTGTCACCTTCACGCAACTGACGCCTAATGTGAGGGTCTAGTGGCTGACTGTTGGTTTCTTGCTCGTCAAGTTCGTTGTCGAATTCGGACATGTTGATCGCTCCTTCTAGGTACGCGCTTTATTCAGAGGTAAATAAAACGGATAAATTTGTTTGCACTATACGCACTTGGGGACGTGCTCCCCACCAAGCGGTTTAGTTGTCCAGCTCGCCCACGATCAATGGGGCCAAACACCTAACGTAATTGTAGCACATTATGTACGTGCAGAACCAAGACCTGTAACACCCTTAGAAGTTTCG